AGGGCAACAAGTAAATGAGTGGACAGCACGGGAATGTGAAACCCGTAGGATTGGGAGTAACCCGGTCGTAGAAGCAAAAAAAAGTAAAAGCAAACGACTCACAGTTCGCATTAGCCGCCTAAACTCGGCTTAGGGTTTCGGTAGGTTTCCTCGTAACAGAATAACCTACCAATGTTAGTTAGTCTATGCTTGATGCCAGCAACCGATACCATTACATATCTCGTACTGAACACATTGCGACAAATCTGACAAGTTGATAGTATTATTTAAAAACTTTTTCTAAGGAAATTAAAATGAAAACATTGATCGCTACAATTTTGTCTGCATTTGCATTAACATCTTTCGCTGCTGAGCCAGCAAAAGCTACTGCACCAGCTGCACCTGCTTCTGCACCTGCTAAAGCAGTTTCTGCTGCAGCACCTGCTAAAGCAGAAGTGAAGAAAGATGAGAAGAAAGTAGAAAAGAAAGCTGAAGCTAAGAAGTAATCTTTTCTAAGGTTTTAGTAGGTTTCCTTAAAAGAATAACCTACTATTTGTTTTAACTTTTGGAGAAAATATGAAGAAATTTACAATTGCTGTTTTGGCAACTTTATCACTTGCTGCCAGCGCAGCAGAAGTTACAGTTTCTGGTGTAACTGATTACACTGGAACTGATAAGTCTGGCGTACGTATTGGCACTACTTATCAGGGAATTGGTTTAAGCTATACTCGTATCGAAGATCGCTATAATCGCTATGCAGTTGGCAAACAGTTTGAAATTACTAAATTAGGACCAGTAGTATTTAGCGCTGGCGGCTCACTGGTATATCAAGATACGCTAGTAGCAGCAGATAAGACTAATGGCTATGGTGTTACTGTCGGTGGTAAGGCAACACTCGCTCTTAATAAGAGTGTAGATCTTATTGCAGGCGTAGAGCGCTTCTATGGTCAAGATAGAATTAACCAATACAATGGTAATACTGGATCTTTGGGTTTAGCTGTAAAATTCTAATCTAATAAATAATAGAAGGTTGGTGAACCTTACAAAATCACCATACACACAGCTCATAACACACAAGGAGTAAACATGAGTAATTTAACCCCGTTCGAGATTCGCCTAGAACTTTTAAAAATGGCGAAGGATATGCTTTCCGAGGAATATTACGGTAAGCGTGAAGTAATTAGCAACGACTGGCAAACTAAAGTCGAATCTGCTAAAATCAATGGAGGCACGATTCCTGATCATCCAGGATTCCCTGCTTATCCTGTCGAAACCGACATCATTACAAAGGCACAAGTCTTAAATGGTTTCGTTTCAAACATCCCGCAACAAGATATAAAGACTAGCAAAAAGTCGACCTAATCTGGGATTAGAGAGACGGCATCGCCGTCTCTCCTTATTAATAAGGAGATCTAATGAAGAAAAGACTAATACTGTTGTCTTTGGTATTAATGCCATTCATTGCAGTAATGTATAATTACTTTATTCAGCATGAACAATCAAATGAAATTCAAGTATCATTCGATTCATTCACGCCTTCTGTCCAAAAACAAGTGAGATGTCTTGCTGAAAACATTTATTACGAATCTGCGTATGAACCAGATGTTGGTAAAGTTGCAGTAGCATTTGTGACTTTAAATAGAACTAAATCTTCAAACTTTCCAAGTTCTATTTGCGATGTAGTTACACAGAAGACTCATACTACATGCCAATTTTCTTGGTATTGTCAGGAAAAACAAAAGCAAATGTTTTTAAGCAATGCGCTTCATGAAAGAAGAGATAACGTCTATGAGAATATTCTTAGCATTGCTTCTTTCGTATATGTTAATTATGAAAGAATTAGCGATCCAACTAATGGAGCGTTATTTTATCATGCCGATTACGTCAATCCAAGATGGAAGAATGTAGAACATACTGCTACGATTGGAAGACATATTTTTTACATAAAGAAAGATAGAGAAATATGAAAGATTTTTTTAAAATTGATTCGATCTTTGTTATATGTGTATCACTGATTGTGATTATTGGAATTGGTGGTTTTACTCATTATCATGTTAATGATAGAAATTTAATGGCGTCTAATATAAAAGATGCTATTTCATCTGGAATTAATCCAATGTCAGTGCGTTGCTCTTACGCAAAAACAGATGACGCAGTGTGTGTAGCATATTCATTTTCAACAAGAACTCCAGTTTCCAGTAAATAATTTTTACATTAATTCGTGATCGATATATAATTGTATATTAATGGGAGATATAATGGCTGATACACTTGAAATTGGAAGACCTAAAGTTCACTCGAATGGATTTTTTCCGGGTAAACCAATCGCTAATCTTTATGAATTTTATTTGACGGAAGAGATTGATACTGCAGATAATTATGTTGAATGGTTTGATACTATTCGACATGCTGACGAGACAGATTTAATTAAGATTTATATCAATAGTCCGGGCGGAGATCTTTTTACTGCAATACAATTTATGAGAGTTCTTGCGGATACCCAAGCTACTGTAGTATGTTCAGTAGAAGGTGCATGCATGTCAGCTGCAACTATGATTTTTTTATGCGGCCATAAATTTGAGGTTACTCCTCATTCTATCTTTATGTTCCACAATTATTCTGGTGGAGTATTTGGAAAAGGTGGAGAAATGATAGATCAACTTAAGCATGAACGTAAATGGTCAGAGCGTCTAATGAATGAAGTCTATAAAGACTTTATGACAGAAGTAGAGATAAAAGCTATGCTTGAAAATAAAGATATGTGGATGGATGGTGAAGAAGTAGTCAAACGTTTAAATAATAAGATAGAAATGTCAAATAAGCCCACGCCTAAGCCTAGAGCCAAAAAGCCAGCAGTAAAAAAAGCAAGAAAAAAGCCTGTACAATAAATCGTCTATTTGATATAATAGATCTATCTGGCGTTCGTTCAACGGATAGGACATGATTCTTCTAAAGTCATTATAGAGGTTCGATTCCTCTACGCCGGACCAAAAATAACTGTTTACATTAATTCGTAATTGTGGTATAATATACCTATGGTAAATGTACAATTTCAACGAAAAATCGCTGGTGACGAACTACGCGAAACCCTCTTTTTTGCTACGGGTAACCGTGTCGAAAAAATCAGATCTCCAGAATTCGTAACTCTGCGTGTCCCAGAATTTGAAGTAAAAATAAAACACTTTAAACACATTACTGTAAATGGTGATGTATGTCGTTCAGTGTCTGAAGCCAAGTATACTATACAGGAACTCATTCGATGATTTATACTTCTATTCCAAAACGTAAACCCCAAAAGCCAAATGCTAAACAGCGCGAACTTGCTGCTGAATGGGATGCTCTTGTAAAAAAATATGCTCCTACTAAAAAGCTTAGCGGCGCTATAGTGTCTTCACTTATAGTTTCAAAACCATTTGTTCGTGAAACACCTAAGATTCCAAGTTTGAATACTGGCGATGGAGTTGCTTCTTCAAAGCCACGTATGCAATACACTGGCGATAAAATGTTAGGTATTGGTACTCTACATAAATCAAATGCAGTACCAGTGTTTAGCACTGATGAAGCTAAAGAAATGGCGCGCATGCGCCGAGGTTAATTTACTTTTAAACATGAATGGTATATAATAAACTATGAATCGCAAACAAACTGAATCAGATATCGTAATAGCACATACATTTAATGATTATGATAAGCTATATGGAATTTATGTCGAACTTGTAAATTCTCGATCTAAGCTCGATCGTTGGTTTAACAAATACTTAGATATGTTTGATGAAAAAATGTCTAAATCAACTAGACAAGATCCATTGTGGAAGCTTTATCATATTAAACATGAAGAATATAGCGATATCAGCCAAACAATTAGAACAGCAGAATATTACTTAAAAAAGGCTTAAATGTTCAAAGGCGCATCAGCATTTTCTCTTCATATAGAAGACTTATCAAAGAAACATCGTATCTCTCATATGGACGCAGTATTAAAGTATTGTGAAGAGAATTTTCTAGAACCAGATGATATCAAGAGTCTTATTAATAAAACACTTAAGGATAAAATAGAAAGAGATATGCGAGAGGCAAACCTATTACCCAAGCAAGCAGCTTTAGACGTTTAGAAAATAATATGAGTGACGAATTTTCAAAAGAAAAGCATAGCAAACGTCTTCATCAAGAAGAATCGGCAATTGCCAAACAGATGAAGATTGCTAAAGCACATGGAGTTCCTATTAAAGAACCCCATAAATTGCATAAACATCATGCACTAGATTGCGGAAACCCGAAGTGTGTAATGTGTTCTAGTCCTCGAAAAATATTTAAAGAAGTAACCATACAAGAAAAGAAATTCATACAAACGGAGAATTGGAATGAATGAAGAAGATAAAGATACTACATTTCATATAAACTATGCTAAAGTTCTAGATCAAAAGGATATGCTTCCAGTTACTAGATTACTTGCAGCTGATTTATTAAGTAATCCATATATGCCAGTCGGTGATTTTATTGCTGGTCTATCTGATGCTTCCTTAGCTGAATTGATTGAAGTATGCAATGATCAGAACCACACTCATTTCGAAGAACTACTCCTGATTGCAGAAATGTTATCAGCAGCAGAAGGTTTAGAATCTGGAACATTAGATACAATTCATCAGCGCACTAACCATCTCATAACTCTTATTGCAATAGAATCATTATCGCGAAAAGGCTTAGTGAAAGTTCATCATAAGAATATGTCTTTTGGTGACGATATGGGCGATAAAGTTATTGTGGAAAAACTGGACAAATAAAATGAAACTATCAATCGATGATGTGAATCAAATTTATTATTGGATAGACGAAGAGGATGGAAGTGAATTGAGTCCTCGATTTGATTATGAAGAAGATGCTATACAATGGTATGATAGAATTTGTGATCAGGTTATTAGTCTCATATCAATCAAAGACTGGAAAGCATGATCGGTGCTTTTGAAACTTACAAGTATTTTATGGCAATCAAATTGCATTTGACCACAGATCGATATGACGTGTTTGAAACGAATGGAAGAGTAAGTGGTTCACGCGAAACATTTGATAAGCGTAATGATAGGTTTCTCTTTGAGAAACTTGGGAACAAATTTAATACTCCAAGAGAGCTGATTGAATATTTTGTTTCTAATATTGGCTATGGAAATAAGAATGTCATATACTCTGGTGAATCAGATGATAACTATGAAACGTGGCAAAAACGAAAAGAATCTCGTTCCTACATATTTGAACGTCAATTAGATAATATTCGTGAATACATTGAAGACAACAATAAAAAATATGAAGAATTATTTTGTATAGATAACTACGTACCAGAATTACTTAAGATGTACGTAGGAGGTCATATTCATTTAGAAACAATTGTTATTCTAAATGATTTTGAAAACTTTCTCCCGAAGTGGGAGCCACTAGTTTTAGTTTGGGGCGATCAACTTAGAATTTTAAATAAGATAAAAAAATTTGTAAAGTACGACAAAACTAAGATACAATCAATCTATAACAATTTTAGGAATGAAATTCTTTGAGCTTCAATATGGGCCGCACTATTAATAAGTATGACGAAGAGGATCGTCGCAAAATAAAACCTGTAAAACATTCTAGAAACATTCCCGGAAGAGGAATGCGCGTTATAAATAGTTGGTCAGAGGAAAATGATTACGATGAGTATGAAGATTCTGATGATTTAGATTATGAATATAACGACAATACTTCGCAAACACAACGTAAACAAAAAGGAAATACAAATGGATATTAATACACTTCGTAAAATGCGTAATCAAGACTTCGGCAAAATCTCTGCTGAATTCGACAAGATTGCTAATCCGCAATCTGAAACCAAATCCTACCAAGACGATCGCTTTTGGAAGCTAGAAGCTGACAAAGCTGGTAATGGTACGGCAACTATTCGATTCCTCCCACGTGCAGAAGGTGATGAACTACCTTGGGTTAAAATTTTCTCGCACGGTTTCCAAGGTCCTACTGGAAAATGGTACATCGAAAACTCTCTAACTACAATTGGCGAAAATGATCCAGTTGGCGAACTAAATTCACGTTTGTGGAACACTGGTTCTGACGCTGACAAGGAAACTGCTCGTAAGCAAAAGCGTAAGCTTTCTTATTTCGCAAATGTTCTTATTGTTTCTGATTCTAAGCATCCAGAAAATGAAGGTAAGGTTAAACTCTTTAAGTTTGGCAAGAAAATCTTTGATAAGCTTATGGATAAAGCGAAGCCTACATTTGAAGATGAAACTCCAGTGAATGTTTTTGATCTTTGGGAAGGTGCTGATTTTAAACTTCGTATGCGTAAGGTTGATGGCTATCCTAACTACGATCAATCTGCATTCCAAGAACCTAGTGCTGTCGCTGATAGCGAAGACGAAATTTTGGCTATTGTCAATAGTCAATATAAGCTTAGCGAATTCTTAGATCGTAAGAACTTTAAAACTTATGAAGAACTTTCACGTAAAATGGTGTCTGTTTTGAATAGTGAGATGGCAGCTCCATCTCCAAGTGCAGCATCTATGTCAAATGATGATGAGTACGTACCTCCAGCACGTACTCAATTGAAAGCTGTCAAAATCGCAACTGGTGGCGAAGACGATGAGGCAATGAGTTACTTTAAAAAGATTGCTATGGAAGAGTGATGTATCTACGTAAGCGTGGATAGATAGTGGGGAGGACTTAGGTCCTCCTTTTTTTATCCGTAGATAAAGCGAGATGAAGTGTATCGTTGGAACCCACTATCATTATTACGAACTGGCGTTGGCATTGTAATATTTTGCTTGCTATTGCTAACATTGGTTGGAGCATTAACAACTACTGCTCCAGATGATTGAGTAGGTTTACCTGCAGCTTCAGCATTAGATGCTGATTTTTCAGTTACAACATTTGCTGCTTTTGCAGCAGGAGCTTCAGGAGAAGAAGAAGATTTAGCATCAGATCCAAATGGTCTAAATGGGCCAAATGAAACTTCTTTATCTATCACAGGAATTTTAAAAGCGACCTTTGGAATCTCAAATCCAGTGACAAAATTTACAACACTATCTTTAATGGCTTTAAAGAACGCACCAATAGGTTCCATAAATTGCGTGAATGGCTGTTTGATATATTTGTCAAATGATTCACCTAGCAATTGCGCAAATGCAGTTACTGGTTGAATGATGTAGTCGTTGACGAATCCAGTGATAGTGTTTTCAATACCATCTTTAATAGTGTTAAATAATTCACCAATAGGTTCCATAAATTCTGTAAATGGAGTCTTAATATATTTGTCAAATGCTTCACCTAGCATTTCCGTAAATGCAGTTACTGGCTGAATAATATACTCGTCAACAAATTCGCTTACACTATCAACAATGTTTTGAACTGTGCTAGCATCAAATAGTCCAAATGTTAAGAATTCTAAAACTCCGCCAAGACCTTTGATTAGAGCTTGACCAATATCGCCGGTTTCAGCAAATTCTTTCCAACCATCCATAATACCATTTACTAATGACCCAATAATCATAGTGATTGCAAATGCTTTACCCAAGAATTTAAGTATGTTTTTAGGACTAAACATAGTCTTAATCGCACTCATAAATCCTTCACCGAGGAAACTCATAATTGAATCTAAGAAACCACCACTACTTTTGGGTTTTTGTTCTTTCAAGGGTTCAGCGCCAGTTTCTGAGCGAGTGTTTTCTTCAATCTTAGCTAATAGTTCAATCTGATGATCTAATGCACGTTGAGATTCTAAATTTGATTCTTGACTTGTGTCTTTCGATTCTTCTTTCTTCTTAGAAAGTTTAACAGTTTCTTTTTTGCCCTTTTCTTCACTGATATTAGAAGCACGTTTAGCAGTTGGCTCTTCTTTTTTATCATTGCCGACATCTGAAAATCTCTTATCGACTTTTTTCAGTTTTGATGTTAAGTCTTCACGGGTATCAAGCAATCCAGTCTTTTTAATTTGATCTTCGCCCCAACCGCCTTCTTTCATTTTTTCAATCTTACTCTCATTCTTTTTATTTTCTTTAAGAAGAGATTGCGATTGTTCGAATTGTTTACCAGCAGCTTTAGCACGAGTCTTTTCTTCTGGAGATCCCTTAACAAAGGTGTTCTTCGTTACTTCTAATTGTTGTTGAACAAAAGTTTTTTTAGCTTCAGCACGATCTGCTATCTTACTTAGCATTCCAGCACCACCACGTTTTGCTATTCCAGTTTGATCTAAGAATCCACGAGCTGTAAAGAAATCTTTAGCCTTTTCTTTCTTTGCTTGGAACTTATCTCCAATAGTATCATACGTCTTTATCTTATCAGCTTTTTGTGTTACTTCTTCAGCTTTCTTACCACGAATTTCTTTGTCGCGTTTAGTTAATCCCTTGTTTAGATCTTTCATCTCTTTATAGATTTTCTCCATATTGGAGTTCATCATATTGTCTTGTTTATTGAGATCTCGATCTAACTTAGCTTGTTCTGCAACTTGGCTTAATTGGATTAATTTATCTTGTGTCAGATTCTTCTCGACACTTTCAAGAATAGCTGTTTGTTTTTCTAAGATTGCTTTCATGCTTTCTGTCTCTCTAATCGTTGTTTTTCTTCTTCAAGATAATTAATGAGCATAGCAACGTATATTTCACGTTCAAAGGGAATCATATTCTCAAGGTCTGCTAAATTATATTTATGATATTGCATTAAAGCAAAATTCATTTTATAGTAATTAGCTAAATTTTCATGACAAAAATTAATTAAAAAAAACTGTCGAGCCCTTGTATTGTATGTTTATGATGGTGATTACAAACAGGGCAATCAAACTCTATATCTTTCTCAAGCTTTGGCATAGTTTCAAAGAACTTTTGAACTTTAACGAATTGTTCTTGAGTAAGGTTATTGATAAAATCTTCAAGCTCTTCTTTAGTTTGCTCATGCGCTGGATATACATTTTCTTCGTCAAAGATAGAATCTATACATTCTATTACTACATCAAACACTAAAGCTACATCTCCTTTAGGAACATCTTTCATTTTATTAATAATAGATAATCCTGGATACTTCATTTTGATACCAACGTCATTAAATAGCTTAATAATATTAGTATGTTCTTCGTTAAACTTAACTTCTAATGTAGTTAAATCAATATTAACATTCATCTTAGCTTTAGGATCATTGCATTCTAAACAACTAAAAATTAGTTCAGACATTTCGCCAACAGATCTTGCTCTTAACTGAGTAAAGATATATTCAATGTCAAACATTGCTAATTTCTCTACATCCAATTTATTAGATGTACATGCTTTAATGACATTCTTTAACGTGTCAAGCATAACACTTTGATCTTCGCTCTGTTGAGCAATTAACAATGCTTTTTCTTCTTTAACAAGGAAAGGTCTAAATTTAACCTTTTGCTTTGAAGATGGGACAGTCAATTCATATGTCGGAGTTGACATTACTGGTAAAGCCATATTATTTTCCTTTTCTCAAATCATTTAACATTTTACTAAGTTCATTGGTGCTACCAACAAATATAGCGTTATTAGTAACACTCTTTCTTTCCTCTTTTGTTGGAGCTTCAATAGATTGTTTTTTCTTATGAAGATCTAGCAATTGAGTATTGATATCCGAAAGGTGTTTCATTAAACCACCTACAACCTCGAATGCACGAGGGTGTTCACTAGCCTTAGCTACTTCAAGTGCATGATATAACGCATCTTGCCCTTGCTGTAAAATTGTATGAAGATTAGAACGAGTAGTTTCATAATCATCATCCAATTGATCATTCTTAATTTGTCGTGCCGCCACTTGAGGAAATACCTCTGTATTACCAATCGGTGTCACGTCAAAGACCTGACTCAATTTATCATCTATAATCACACGAAAATTCCTCCTAAACCTAAGTCTTCGCCCATATTTTCTATAGAGTCGATTGACTTAACGCCATAACTAAAATCGTAATTATTAAATTCCCCTTGGAATTCGTCGAAATTATTGAAGTACTGATCTGGTATAGAGAATGCATCCATATTTGCCATTGAAGTATTTTCAGTTGATTCATACATTTGCTGTTCTATTCCTATCATAGAAGTGCTACCAATAGCTGAAGGACTATAGGTTTGACTAACTTCATAATATTGATAAACCATTGTTACTTGCATTTTCATTATATCTTTAGAGGCATAATCTAATTGAATTGGCGCAATAATTTTTGGATATGCTTTGAATAAAGTAACATTATATTTTGGAGAATCCATACTGTCTTGCACTGTAATTTCAAACTTATTAGTAGTGTATTGATCTGGATAATTAAAATCGCGAGTAGTAGAATCTTGCACTATTGCTATCCACGCATCAAATAATCTTTTCACGTTCATATCTACGTCAACGTAAAAACTCAATTGAATTGGTTCATATAATTTTTCGTATGGTATTTCTCTAAATTCACCATAAGATCTTACTTGGTTTGTTGAAAAAGATATTCCTGGAATCTGCGCCTGATCACAGAACAAAAGAATCTTATTCATGTTCGATCTAGCAGGTTCGTAATTGCTCAACGCTGTAGGAAGAGTTAACATTACCGAGAAGAATGACGTCTTCGCCATTCCTATCTTTACGTTTGATATGAATTCGTTTAATTTACTCATCTAAGAGAATCTCCCCACACTCTAGTCTTATTTACTGTGAATTTTTCTACTGGTAGCATCATTGCGGTATGCCAATTATCTCCGGGAATTTCAATAAACATTGAACGCACATGATCTGCTAAGTAATGTTTAATACAGGATTCGGCAAGCTGGAATTTTGACACACCAGCAATTAAAGCCCACGAATATCTTATTCTAGTATTTTCATCTAAAGCTTTATTAGAAGAAAATTGCATTAATCTTGTCATCAACTGAACTCTATAATAATAAGGAAGATAGTGCATGTTTAATCCCATAAACCCACCTTCTACTTTTTGATAGGGGAATACTAATGGGAATCTATCGTAATATGGAAGTGTATCTTTATATTTTGCATCATATAAAAACATATAGAGTTTTCCAGGAACTATATTACTAGTTATCTTTTCTTGAGAGAATAGCTTTTTATGATCGATTCTCTTTCTTGCTAAAAGAGTGGTTTGCTGTTGAAACCACGTCTGTGACTTTAGCGCGATAGATTTATCGAACTTATTCTTCTCGAAAATTGTTTGTAGGCTATCCTTTGCCATACGTTAATCCTAATTCGTGTTCAGTTATAACTATAAATTCCCAGTTTCTATCTTTAGCATATCTTCTAGCATATTCCCACTTCGCTTGATTTACTAAATAGTTACTAGCTTCAAGCAAAAACTTTTTAGTCTTCTTAGTGCCTTCAGGTGGAAGTGTTTGTTTCTTTGGTTTTATTTCCACGAGATACGTTTTATTGTTTGACGTTTGTATTTTAAAATCTACAAAATATCTATGCATTCTACCGTCTATAGGTGAAACATAAGGTACGACTGTTTCTTCAGAACTCCATTTTATTATTTGTGGATTCTTATCACACCAGATAGCAAATCTGGTTTCCCAACTTGATCTCATGATCACGTTTGATGGGTCACCAGCGTATTTTTCTGGAAATAGCGGAACATATTTTCTCTTATGAAACATCTATAAATAAATATACTATAACCCTCTTATATTTATACCACCATTATGGAATATCCAGACGACTTCTCAAATACAGGCACAGATGCTATAGCTGGTGCTTTCCCTAGTGGATTATCCGGTAATTCAGCTACCGGAGGAGTCCTAGGATCATATGCTGATAGCACTCCTCAAACTGGAAAGTCTATACAGGCATTTCAGCCAAATTACACAGCATCGAAATTATCTTCTCAATATGATTTGAAGGGTATGTCGTATCCAGAAAATCTAATGACAAGCAAAGAATATGGCAACAATCGAGTAGTTTTCTATATAAATGTTTCTGTAGATTCTCGAGTACTTGCAAATGGCGGTGAAGGTGCTCAAGTAGTTGAAGGAGTTCAACGAAATGAAAGAGGCGCTTTGGTTGGACAAAATATTACTAGTCTTCAAGCAATTACGGCAAGTACAGTAGCTGGTGGTGCTAGTGGTGTGGTAATAGGCGCGCTGGGAGGAAGTGCAGGTGGAGGTGGAGTTGCAGGTGCTGCTGTTGGAGCTGTCGGTGCATCAGTAATTTCATCTAATGCGAATAATAATGAAGTGCCTCCTGGAGATGAAAAGGACGTTACGTTTACGCGTCCTCAAAAAAGATTGAAGACAGCAATCGCATTATATATTCCTAATCAACTTAGTGCAAGATATTCTGCTTCTTGGGGAGAAGAAGATACTGCAGCATTTTCTGCACTAGCAAAAGGCGCTGAAGAAATCGGACGCGCTTTAGGTAAAGATGGTGATATTAAACGTAGTGGTGGTTTAGTGCGAGATATAGTAACTGCAATGGCACTTAATTCGGGTCCAATGGGTAAAGAGATGGGAATTGCAACTGGATTAGCTGCAAACCCAAAGAAAGAACAAGCATTTAAGAATGTGGATTTTAGAACATTCTCGTTTGATTATCAATTTGCTCCAAAATCAGCAACTGAAGCAGAAAATGTATTGAACATTATTCGATCATTTAAATATCATATGCATCCAGAATTTAAAGATACGACTGGATTCCTATACATTTATCCATCTGAATTTGATATCGTATATTATAAAGGCACTCAAGAAAATTTGAATATTCATCGTCATACATCATGTGTATTAACAGAAATGAATGTTAATTATACTCCAAATGGAATATTCAGTACATTTGCAAATGGTATGCCAACTCAGATTAACATTACCTTGACATTCAAAGAGCTTATGCTTTTGTCAAAGGAACTTATCGAGAAATTTACTTAAAATGTATTTTAAACAATTTCCAAAAATATTTTACGATTTTCCGCAAGATAGTACGTCTACTACTCTTCAGATCTTAACTGATATTACAACTAATGTTAGAATAAGAAAAGAGATTCTAGAGAACGTTACTATCTATGATGAATATGATATTCAAGAGGGAGAAACTCCTGAAATTATTGCTGAGAAAATATATGGTGACCCAGAACTTCATTGGGTTATAATGCTAGCAAATCAGCGTTATGATTATCTGCGCGATTTTCCAATGACTGAATACGAGTTACGCATATACATCGAAGACAAATATGAAAATCCAGAATATGTTCATCACTATGAACGCAATGGCATAACCGTAGAGGGAGTTGCTACATTAAAACTTCCTTCTACTGTAACGCCTCTGATTAAGTTTGGATATACGACTAATCTCTTAGAAAATCAGCGTGAAATAACGCATGATTTTATTACTAAGTATCCATACGCAAATGCTAGAATAGAATCTGTGGATTCTGTAACTAATACAGTTGTAATACTATTAGACTATGGAAGATTTTCTCCAGGCGATTTAGTTTCGCTAAATGGTATACGCTATGACGAATCTCTTGGTAAAAATGTCTATACCACTATAACTAATTTTACTGTTCCAACAAATGGTTTTAGACTAAATGACGAATACCATCCTGTTACTAACGAAGAATACGAAATAAGAGAAAACGAAAGTAAACGCAGAATTAAATTAATTTCAAAGAATTTAATCGATCAATTCGTCAAAGAATTCCAAGATTTAATAACTCCATAAGATGGCAACTACAGCTCTAAAATTTGCTGGCGATATACAGATAAGAGAAGTTCAACTTAATTCGTTGAACGGCCAAGCCGCAAACATAACTAATCAAGTTTCAATGATTGAAATTTATGAAGATATGTTTTCGCCTTTTACGACAATGACAATCGTATTAAGAGAATCCGTTGATTACATTAATATATTTCCATTTGTGGGAGAAGAGTTCGTCGACATTGATATAGTGACTCCATCATTAGATGTTCCTATTAAAGGCCGTTTTTATGTGTATAAGATTACTGATCGCGAATACACTAAAGAACGAGAAGTAGTTTATGCGCTCAAGTGTATATCTTCAGATTTTCTAATTGATGCTAATAAAAAGATTAGCAAAACATACGATGGCAAAGTAAATGAATTGGCTTTTAGTATTATTGGCGAAAAAGGATTAGCTACTACTAAAAAGGTTAATATAGAACCAACTTCTAATTCTATTAAATTTGTTGCTAACTTTTGGTCACCAGTAAAATGTCTAAATTACTTATGTGAAAATGCTTTAAGTGTTAATTATTCTCCATCGTATCTATTTTATGAAAATCGAGATGGTCTTAATTTTCGTTCAATTAATGAAATATTAAAATCTAAACCTTCTCATAAATTCGTTAAAGATAATTATACACGAACAATGCTTGCGTCTGGCGGTAGTACTAAAGATCCACAAGAAGATTTTAAGAGAATTCTTGATATTAGTGTTCCAGTATTAACTGATTATATGAATGATATTCAATCTGGTAGAATTAAATCTAGACTTATTACGCACGATATTACTACTAAAAAATATACAGTAAAAGATTATAGTATAAAGAAAGATCCTAAACCAGATACTTTATTAAATCCTAATCCAGCATATTCTAAATACACTATAGCAAATGCTCAAAGTGCTCAAATGCTTATGCCAAAGTATTATGGGAATTTTAATAACTATGGTGATACCACTTCTTTTAAGTTTCAGCAAAAAAGAATTTCGTTCTTTCAAAATCTTTCTAAGTATAAAGTGAACTTACAAGTATATGGAAGAACAGACTATACTGTAGGAAGAGTAATTGACTTATATTTACCAAGAGCTACACAAATAACTAAAGATGATCTAGATCCAAGAGATAAGATTCTTTCTGGCAAATATTTAATATCTGCTATAAGTCATACGATTACACGTGAAAATCATATATGTAATATGGAAATTGTTAAGAATTCCGTATTAGTTAACCTGAGCGCATAAGATGAATTTATATACTGGTTGCATAGAAAATAGAAATGATCCATTAAAACTTGGTAGATGCCAAGTTAGAGTTGTTGGTCTGCATACGCATGATAAGACTTTATTGCCAACTGAAGATTTACCTTGGGCCTATCCTCTTCAGCCAATAACTTCTGCTGCAATGAATGGAATTGGCACTACGCCACTTGGAGTCGTAGAAGGTACTTGGGTTGTTATTATGTTTAGAGACATTGAACAGCAGCAACCAATTATACTAGGCAGTATTGGCGGCATACCTCAAGATGAAAGTAAAGCAATTGATGAAGATGAAGATGATAGCATTTCAATTGATATTAAACCTCCAAAAGTAGAATCTACTCCTGCAGGAAATGTTGTTACTGACGGATCTGGCGCTATAGTTACTGATGGAAGCGGTAATCCAATTACGACTGGAACAGAATCTAATCCTTCGCCAAATTCTGCAACTGATAAAGCTGCAGTGCAAAGTAAACCTGGAAAGGCTCCACCAGCAAATGCTAAACCTGGAATAGATGCGTTAAAAGCAGCAATGAATAAAGCAGGAGTTACTGGCAAATATGGTAGGGCAGCCATATTAGGAATCGCTGGCGGCGAATGTGGATGGATACCACAAGATGAAGGTTCTAGTTATTCTGGTGAAGCTTTATTAAAAGTATTCCCTAAAACATTTAGCAATAAGCCAGATATGGTTGCAAAATATGCTAGATGGAAAGGATCTAAAGAAACATTCTTTAACTATCTTTATGCTCCAGAAAACAACGGATCACAACTTGGAAATACGCAAGTAGGTGATGGTGGTAGGTATTATGGAAGAGGATTTATTCAAATAACTGGACGTGCTAATTATTCGCGATATGGCAAATTAGCTGGAATAGATATACTTACAGTTCCAAGTTTATTGAGCGTAGATTATGCAGTATCTGCTCAAGTTGCTGTAGAATATTTTAGAGATAGAGTAAAAGTTTCTGATTCCGATCCTGGATATTTTCAAGCAGCATTAAAAGCTGTAGGCGGTGCTTCGAGTGGATTTGCGAAAAAAGAAGCGTATTATCATTATTTTTTAGGAGATGATACTCCACCTCCAGAACAGACTGACAAATCTACTAAAAAGGGAGAAGACGTTCAACCAGTTCCGATTGCTGAGAATGGATTACCTGAAGATCGTCAAAAGAATTTAGTAAATGGATTTAGCGATCCAAATATGAAGTATCCTCTTCGTAGTTATATTGGAGAGCCAGATACTAATAGATTAGCTCGCGGAAAAATTGCAGGAACTATTGTTGAATATAAAGATGAAAAGCGTCTTGACGGAATAGTTACAGCTGATCAATTTGAATGGGATCAACCTGATATTCCATTTAACGCTAAGTATCCATACAATAAAGTTATGGAAACTGAGTCAGGTCATTTAATGGAATTTGATGATACGCCTGAAAATGAGCGTATTCATATGTACCATCGTAAAGGTACATACACTGAAATTGATGCCAATGGCTCACAAGTTAATCGTATAGTTGGCGACGGCTATTACATAATGGAAAGAAATGGGTACGTATTTATCGGCGGTGATTGCAATGTGACTATTAATGGAACTGCTCGCGTATTAGTTCAAGCAGATGCTTTCATTGATGTTACAGGCGATACGACGATTAATATGGCAGGTGATGCAGACATTAGTGTTGCTAATGACTTATCGATGCGTGTTGGAGGCGAATTTAGATTAAGAGCTGCTAATATAAAGATGGATTCTGAATCTGACTTTAACGTTCTTGCTCAAGGATCTAACAAGCTTACTTCTTCTGGAGGATTCCACGCAAATGCTAGCGGTGAAGCTAAGATTGAAGGTGCCACTGTGCATCTTGCCGAAGGAGCTGACAGAGCATCTTCAGCTGACTTAGCAGCTGCTGTTTCTCAAGGTACGAAGAACACTGATAAGTTTGAACAATTGAAAACACCTCCACGAAATCTTGAAGAAGAATTAGGATACGAAACTCCTGAAGAAAATCAAGAAGATGGCGCTAAAAAATTCCATGAAGAAAGAGAAACTCCAAAAACTAGTGATAAAGCAGTAGTAGTTGAAAATACTCCTCCTCCAGAAAATAAAAAAGCTTCAACGAATGTTGATTGCGATGTGATTTTTGGAATGGCATCATTCCCAGATTCATACGTATTACACACAGATAGAACAGGATATAAATGGACTATTGGCGTAGTCACAAAAGGCAATAATATTTCTGGAGGTAGATTCGGCAAACCTGCTAGAAATTACACTACTCAAGAAATCGTATGTAATCTTAAAGCTCTATGCGTTAATATTCTTGGACCTATTAATGAACAAGTGGGACAAGTAGGAAAAGCTTGGCAAATTACTTCATGCTATAGAAATTATATTCCTGCAGGAGGATCTGCTACTTCTCAGCATTTAACTGGAAGTGCAGCCGACGTATCCATAGGTGGCAATTTTGGATATAAGATTAATTATGATTGGGCAACTAAATTTGCATCATCATTACCAATTGATCAATTGCTATTAGAATATCGTGATCCTGGGATTAATGGTAATAAGAACTCAAAGCGTATTAATTGGATTCATTTATCATATAATAACGGTGGAAGTGGTAAGAAACAAGTTTTAACATTCTTAAATGATAAGACACACTCTCAAGGATTAACGAATCTTGGCACTGCTTAAAATAGCGAAAAGTAATAAAAGCGGATTCCCTACAATTGCAATTCAAAGCAAGTATAGCGACCCCGAAGGAGCAGGTCCTCCTCAAAATGTTATAGATGGAGTATACGAGGGTGGTGACGTATTCTCAATTGATATTGGCTTTTTAGCACCGGTACCTCCAATAGGTGGAGGTGAAGGTGAACCCACGTATGAGCCAGCAACTATAACAAAATTAGTATCAGTCGAATCTGATATTGCGGGTATCACTTTTACAAAAGTTGGCGATATTATCAGAATTTCTGGTAGTGCAACAGGAGTATTCACTGATTCATATTATCAATTTATTATGAAAGATAAGTCTTTGAAGATACTTCCAGTTGACACTGAAGAACCATATCTTTCTATTGTTAAGTGGTCACCACCTTCAATAAAGCAAAAATTGGATGTGCCATATAATATTAAAATAAAATATACTTCTACAAGTATTTTAACTGAAACTGAAGAAACTGTGACAATATTGCAAGACATATATTGGTCTTATCCTCCAGCTGTAGCTGGATTTAAAGCTTTATTGGCTAAAGGAACTATATAATGCCAGCAGTTGCTAGAAGCGGAACTGATTCCGTATTTTCACCAGATGGTGCTGGATGGAAATGCCAATTTCCAATGACCACTAATACTGGACCTCCCACTCAACGTAAAGTTTCTGCTATGAAAACTTTAGTAGTCATTGCTGGAGATTTAGTTGGAGCACATCCAAGAGGAGGATGCACTCCAGATATGAGTACTTTAGATAGTTATTCCAGTAGAGTTTCTGCAACTGGCGGGAAAATTGGAAGAATCGGAGATACTTATGGAAATAACACTATTATTTCAGGTGCTGCACGAGTTTTTTCCGGATGACGTAAAATCAAATAAATAACAATATGGCACGTAATACTAGAACATTCACAGATTTAGATTTTAACTTCTTACCACATCCTGCAACAAAAGATGTGGCAGTGCGCTATGACGAAAACGCAGTTAAACAATCTATAAGAAATTTAGTTCTAACTAGAAATTTTGAAAGACCATTTAGAAGTAATATTGGATGTCAAGTAAAGGCTTTACTATTTGAACCAATTACTCCAATCTTAACTGCTATGATTGAGAGAACTATAGGCGACACTATTACTAATTTTGAACCTCGCGTAGATCTTCTTGGAGTTGCAGTTAGATTTAGTCCAGAAAATAATGACGCGTATATAACTGTTATGTTTAAAATAAAGAATACACAAACTCCAGTGTCAGTCAATTTAATCTTAGAGAGAACTAGATGACTACGAATAATAGAATTAAAGTATCTGATTTAGATTATAATCAGATTAGAGAAAATTTAAAGACCTTCATGAGAGGTCAAAGTCAGTTTAGCGATTATGACTTTGAAGGATCTGCTCTTTCTACGTTAATAGATTTACTTGCTTATAACACCCATTACAATGCTCTGTATACAAACTTAGCAATTAATGAAATGTTCTTGGATTCTGCAAGTAAGAGAAGCAGCGTTGTTTCTATTGCTAATAATTTTGGTTATACTCCAGAATCATGTCTTGCCGCAAGAGCAAAACTTAATTTAACTGTGACTATTCCAGTTAGTACTGCAAACCCTCCTCAAATTAAGTATATTCCAAAACTAAGTAGTTTTACTACAGTTATTGATAAAGTCCCTTATGCATTTTATACGTTACAGGATTATGCAGCTGAAAGAAATGGTTTAGCATATTCATTTAGCGGAATCGATATTTACGAAGGCACTCCACAAACTTTATTATTTGTTTGTACCGAGCCATATCAAAAATTTATTCTTAATAATAAGAACATTGATATTTCTACTCTTACTATCACAGTTCAGCCTACAGGAGAACAACCAGATTATGAAAGATATGAAAGAGCAGTAGATGTTTTACAACTAACTCCAACTAGCAAAGTGTATTACGTGAAAGAGTTAGATGATGGAACATACCAAATATCATTTGGTTCAAACGATTTAGGAATTCCTATTCAAACTGGTAATGTAATTACTGCACAATTTGTAATTACTAGTAAAGCTGCTGGTAATGGAGCAAAAGTATTTACGTACACTGGAACTGGACTTGGCGGTGGCATTGCAATCGAATTAACAGCTACGTCTTATGGCGGAAGAGAATCGGAAACAGTTGATCAAATTCGCTCTAACGTTTCTCATTCATTTTTTAATCAGAATAGAGCTGTTACTACGGGCGACTATACATCGCTATTAAAGAAACTTTATCCAAATTTAGATTCTATTAGCGTTTGGGGAGGTGAAGATAATGATCCTCCTCAATATGGTAAAGTGTATCTTTCGCTTAAGCCTACTAATGGACCTTATTTAACTCCTCCAGAAAAAAGTTATATTACTGAATCGTTACTAAAGTCTCGTAACGTAGTTTCGATTACGCCTGAAATTGTAGATCCATCTTATTTAGATTTAGAGATTACGACTTCAATTTATTATAATAAAAATAAAACAACTCGTTCTATGGATGAGATAAAAAATGCTGTACTAATTAGCATTCAGAATTATAGAAATGATAATCTTAGAAAATTTGATGGCATATTTAGAATGTCAAAATTTTCTGCTGCAATAGACGCAGCAGATCAATCAATTTTAAGTAATATTACTACCTTTAAAATTTATGCTGAAGTTACTCCGAAATATAACATTGCAGCAGAATATAGATTAAACATTGTCAATCCAATTTATAATGAAAGTGTGCCAGAAGAATCATTTACGTCTACTGGCTTTTATTTAGATAATAGTGATACGGTATATTATATGGACGATGATGGTTCTGGTAATGTGCGTACGTATAGTATTGTTGAAGGCACAGGAACTAAAATTGTTAAAAATCCTAAAATCGGCACAATTGATTATGCCAACGGTGTTGTTAAAATTTCAGGATTAAAAATTGTGAACTTAGTTGACGCTAATTTCTATTTCATTATTAAAACACAAAGTTTTGACGTAGTTTCATTGCGTAATTACATTGTAAATATACCAGATTCTAGAATTAGTATTAGCGTAATACCTGATACTAGTTTATCAGGTATTACTACAACAGCAAACAATTATACATTTACGTCAAGTAGAAATTAATGAGCAGCAAATTAAGTCAATCGATAGCAGTTCAGAGACAAATACCTGAACATGTTAGAGAAACATATCCAGCTTTCGTAGAATTCGTAAAAGTTTATTACGGATGGCTAGAGGATACACAATCACAAAATCTTGAAAGTATTCGAGATGTTGATACTACTCTTGACGAATTTATCAATAATTTTAAAAGTGAATTAGCTAAAAACTTACCAATTGAATTTGCTGAAGATCCGCGTAAATTATTAAAGCACTTAAGAGAATTCTATCTTTCACGCGGCAGTGAAGATTCTTTTAAGTTTTTATTTAGAACATTATTTAATAAAGAAGCTTCTTTATTTTATCCTTCAACTCAAGTTCTTCGTGTTTCTGATGGCAAATGGAAACAGGATGTTTCGATTTTTGTTGAGATGACAGGTAATACAACTACGTTGACACCAGTTAATGGCACATTCATAACAATACAAACTCCAAAAAAGAAGATTCAGACCTACGTAGAGAATGTTTTAGAATATTCTATAACTGTATTTGAAATTTTTATTCAGCGTGATTATCTAAATGAAATTGAAATAGGATCGATTGTCACTGCTACTATTAATGGAGTTACGTACACTGGTAAGATTCTTCCATGCCCTTCTAAAATTAAAATATTTAAAGCAGGAAAAGGATTTAAGATTGGCGATTTGTACGCGCTTAAAACTAATTTAGGCCGCGGTTGCGTTATTAAAATTACTAAAATTAATTCTGATGGTGGTATTAAGGCCTTTCAGATTATTAGATTTGGGTTAGATTATAAATCAACATTCTATTCGTATCTTTCAAGTAAAGATATTTTAGCTTGGGAATATATTCATCCATTGCAAGTTACTGGAACGACTGATAATAAGACATACACTGTTACTGGAATTGTCGGTAATACAGTATATCAAACATTTAATGTAAATTATGCTATCAATCAAGATGTTCCATCGCTTGACGTTAAAGTGACGCGTTCTGGGGTAACATTTGTTCCAAAAAGATATGCAGCTACGACTGGATTTAATGTTAATATCTATGATCTTCAAAATGGAGACGTCGTTACTCTTCGTGGATTATCAAATCCATCATATATAGAAAATTCTGGTGGTTTTGTCGATTATGGTTTTGCAAGTAAGCAAACATATTTCTTTTATGACGAGAGTATTCCAGTTGGTGCACCTGAAAATAGAGCAGATCGTTTCTTCGCTGATCCATCTTATGTCGGCGAAATTGTTCAGCAATTTTATGCTGACACGACAACAAAAGTAATTGATGAAGATTTAGCAATTATTGAAATTAATCTTGGTGCTGTTGCTAAGTATCCAGGATATTATTTAAAAGCTGATGGATTCATTTCAGATGAAATGTATATTCATGATGGTAAGTATTATCAGGCTTTTTCATATGTCATTAAAGTTGAAGAAGAGCTTCGCAAATACGCAGATATCGTAAAATCACTATTACATCCTGCAGGTATGCGAGGATATTCAGAATACGCTATTTTTAATATTTTACAACTATCTCTTGTTGAGAGTAATCCATTACGACTTCTACAGTTTTCTGATACAGAACCTGTGTATGATGGAGGTTATGGATATGATAATTATGGCGTAACATTTAACGGATTATATTCGATTGATGGTTCAAATAAATTATTTTCTGATGTAAGCATTTCTTTAGTTGAAGGCGCAAATCAAGTATTCTCAAGTCAAGGCAAGTTAGCATATTTTGCTACAAAGAATCTTTTTGAAAGTTTAACTCAGCCTTACATTTATCAAGATGGAACTAATGCTGGTTCACTATTGCCAAGCACAGGTAACGTTACACCACCAAAAGCTTTTACTAAGAATTTATTAGTTGATGCAGTTTCCACTCCATATACTTATCAAGATGGAACTAATGCTGGTTCACTATTGCCAAGCACAGGTAACGTTACACCACCAAAATTTGTAAGTAAAGTAGTTCCAGTTAATATATCTGGCAGTATTAGTCTTGATGGCGATGGACAAAGAATCGGTGATTTAGCTATTCCACAAGATGCTGGTTTTAATTATGATGCATATACTATTAGCTTAACTGGAACAGTCGTTACTCATACTCCAAGTGGCAATTTAATTGTTTCTGATTCTGGAAGACCAGCGTTAATTGTTTCTAAACTTCATGTTGATTCAGTATCATTAACTGAATTAGATGCTACAACTGGATTGCTAATTCCAAAAGCTTTCACTAAGAATATGCCAGAGGAAATTCTAAGTACGCCAGATACGTATCCAAAAGCTTTCACTAAGAATATGCCAGAGGAAATTCTAAGCATCACTAACGAAGTAATCAATAAAGATTATTTTAAGGATATGCCTTTAGAGACATTGATTGTAACAGATCCATTATCTAACTTTACGACTAAAAATCTTCCAGAAGATACAGTAAGTACATCGGATACGTATTTTAATACTCCAGAACTTATTAAATCTAATATTGTAACTTTAATAGATGATGGTAAACCCGTTCTTACTAAACTTGATATCGTTGAACTATTTGCTACTGACGTATATCAAAACTTATATGATAAGAATCACACTGAAACGTTAACGTTAAGTAATCCTTTACTTGGACATGATATTACTAAAAATCATGTTGAATCATTAGTATCAACTGATGCATACGCCCCACAATTGACTAAAAATCTTCCAGAAGAATTATTAAGCCTAATTGATGCATATCAGGTAGGGGAATTTACTAAAAACTTAATTGATAGTATTCTTGCTCAAGAAGCATCATATACTAAAGATTATACAAAGGGTCTTAGCGATTCAATAAATATATTGAGTCCTGGTTTAATTAGACAAAATCCATACGGCAATGACGATCCATCTACAGGTTATTTCGTTCTATTGTCGGATTATAACGCCTTCACGGCAATAACTTAAAATCCTATTAGGAGAAACAAATGATTTTAATTCCAAAATATAAGAACACTATCGAAATTGAAGGTGCACTATCTCTTATTCTTACAGATACAGAGCAAAACATCGTTAAGCAAGAAGTGTATGTTCCAAACATTGTAGTTTATGACGGCAAGAAGTTTATCGCTTCTCGTATGTTAGGTACTACATTTGCAGTTATGTCTCACATTGGTATTGGTACTAGTGCAACAGCTGAAGTAGCTGGCGGTCCTGGTATTGGTGCAGGTGATACAGCACTTGGCGCCGAATTGACAGTTGGTGGTGGCTATACTTCTTATTCAAGAGCAGCTTTGACTGTTGCAACTGCTACAAATAATACTGTAACTTATTCTGCTAACTTCCCAGCAAATAATCCATCTGCTCCTGCAGGCGGCGCTATTCTACGCGAAGCCGCTATCTTTAACGCAGCAACAGCAGGTACAATGCTTTGCCGTACTACTTTCCCAACTGTTACTAAGCTTCCAGCTGACGCATTAACAGTTACTTGGACAATCACAATTAGCTAATCAGTTTAATTTTACGGGGCTACAATGGCAACTGGAACGACCTTACTTAAATATTCGTTAAAGACGAATATCGTTAAGTCGATTTTCTTTGAAATTATCTCAAAGGTGTCAAGATACTATTACACCTTTGGGAGAAGTTCTGTGTGGCCTACCGTCACAGCAATAGATAATCAAAATCAAGTTTATACTGTTTCTAGCGAAGAGGATCCACCAGCAGTGTCTGATTCATATCCTTATGAATTAGAAACTCGCAGAAACATGATTTATTCTAAATATATCGACTCTAATGACGTTGCTGTAGTTGTTAATAGAGTTAATTGGCAACCTGGCACAGTATATGATATGTATGACGACTATACGTCTGATGCACCATCATATACTGGTGCTACTTCTACTGCAGATTCATTGTTTTATGCGATCACTGATGAATTCAACGTTTATAAGTGTCTATTTAATAATAACGATTCCGCTTCTACTAGTAAGCCTATAAGCACTAGCACTGAAGCCATTTTAATGGATGACGGATATCTATGGAAGTTCATGTATACTGTTCCATTATATCTTCGTAATAAATTCTTAACAACAAGTTATATGCCAGTGTTAACGGCGTTGACTAATCAATTCTATTCAAATGGATCCATCACTGGATTTGCTATTGAGAATAGAGGTTTAAAATACATCAAGTCACTATGGAAAGTAAAACGAGTTACTGTTCTTAGTGGTGGTATTAATTACACTGGTTCTACTATTACCTTTGATGCAGCATCAGCTGGCGGAGTTCGTGCTACAGGCACTATCACAAGTTATGATTCTAATGGCGGTATTGCCACAATTACTATTACTAATCAAGGTTCTGGATATATTAATCAACCTAAGTTTACAGTAACTAGTCCACTAACTACTGCAAGAGGATTTGATTATATCATTGAGTATGAAAGAGATGATGCAAATGGTTTTACTGAAATTCAAATAACCGGTGATGGATATAATGAATTGAATCCTTATTCGCTAAAGAGAGTCAACATTCTCAACAGAGGAACATTTGACACTCAGCCTAGTGGTGATTTATTCATCTTCCCTCCTCCTGGAAAGTCTTATGGTCGCAGACCAACAATCACTGTTGCATTTAGAAACAAAGCTGCTCCTAATGCTTCTAAGTTTGAAGTAGATACGGTAACTGTAGTGGATGGTGGTTATGGATACACTGAAAGATTATTATTTTCTGGATCTACAGTTGGTACAGCTAATGTAAGTTCTACAGTATTATCAACTGGTGGATTTACATGTAATTTCGATGAAACCACGCAAAAGAATGAAGCAGAGCTTCTTCCATTAATTAATGCAAGTGGAGAGGTTGAATCTCTTACAATTGCTTCTCCTGGAATTGGTTATACATTTGCTTCTGTAAAAGTCGTATGTAAGAAAAGACTTGTACCAGGAAATTTAGCAAGCCCTCTTATAACTATAACTCCAGAAAATGCTAGTAATCCCGACATAGGTCTTACTGGATTCTTAGATGCTAGTATCTTGTTAAATTTTGGCATTGGCGATATTGAAACTAAACAATCTAACGTTGAGCTATTGGCAGTTGATGGATCTATTCCAGTTATTAAAGTTGATTTTGGTGGGAACGGTTATCCAGCATTCAATAAGACGATTGATTCTAATGGTATTGTAACATACACTGGTACTCGTTTAACAGTTATTGGCGATGGGTCTGGTTGTACTGCAGAACCTGTAATCGTATCAGGTAAGATTACCAGAGTGATAGTTACTAACCCAGGACAAAATTACACTAACGCAACTGTGATAATTAATATTGGCGATGGCCCTGATCAATCTGGTTTATCGCGAGCTCAATTAAGAGCAATCATTTCTCCAAAGGGAGGACATGGTAAAGATGCTATTGGAGAACTTTATGCTAAGACTATTATGTTACAAACGCGTTTAGTAAAAGAAGAAAATAAAGGCGTTCCAATCACTAATGACTTTAGACAAATTGCTATCATTAAAAACCCTAAAGAATATTCATCAGATTCATTCTTTAGAAAAGCAGTAGGTTCTTCTTGTTTAGTATTCACATCTGAAGTTAATGCTACTAATACTGCTACATATTCCTTATTGGTAAAGGATGATATTTTATATTTAAGTAGTGACTCAGTTAAAACATTTACTTTAATAGAGAAGACACAAATAGATAATAAATACTATTTAGTTGCGCAAATTAATAATAATTTTAAACAACTTCCATCCCAAGGCTCTACTCTTTATAAAAATGTAGGCAATTCAACAGCTAGTATTAGCGTGACTTCGGTCGAAGTTCCAGATTATAATAAGTACTCCGGAGAACTATTATACATAGACAATAGAGTTAAGTTTGTATCTTCGGAAGATCAAACTGTTGCGGTATCTACTCTAATTTCATTCTAACAGAGAAAAAAATATGGCACTAGATTTTTCAATTGAACCATTCTTTGACGATTATTCAGAAGACAATAAATTTTATAAAATTTTATTTAGACCTGGTTATGCGGTTCAGGCAAGAGAGTTAACGCAACTTCAAACAATTCTTCAAGAGCAAGTTCGTCGTCACGGTGATCACATCTTCAAAGAAGGTGCAATGGTCATTCCAGGGCAAATCTCTTATGATTTAAATCTTAATTATGTTAAGCTTTCTTTTAGTGCAGGAGTTAAAGCTGAAAACATTTTATCTGGAATCGTCGGTAAAGAAATTAGGAATTCTCTTGGATTAATTGCTAAAGTTGTAACTTATACGTTAAAAGAAAATAATGATTTAGACACTATCTTTGTCAAGTATCAAAATTCTGTTCAAACTATTACTGGCATCAACGTATCTGCGTTTGCTCCAAATGATATATTGACTCCGGTTGATGGAAGCACTGGCTATAATGTTACTGTTGCTGATATCGCTCTTCCAACTGGTAAAGGATGTTCTGCGACAATTCAACGTGGTGTATATTACATCAAAAAGAATTTTGTTTTAGTTACAGATCAAACTATTATTCTTGACAAGTATACTACAACTCCAAGTTATAGAGTTGGTTTGAAATTAAATGAAGAAGTTATTTATCCAGAAGACGATGAAAACTTATTAGATAACGCTTTAGGCTCACCTAATTATTCTGCTCCAGGAGCAGCTCGTTATTTCATGGATTTAGTGCTTAGTAAAATAGACCTAAGAGTTAGTGCAAGCCCATTCTCAGATTTCAATACGTCAAATGATGAAGACTTTATTGATCTATTAGCTTTACAAGAAGGCAGAGTTATATTTAAAGTTGATCGTACACAATACGCAGAATTAGAGAAGACTCTTGCTCGTCGTACATATGATGAATCCGGAGATTACTCATTATCACCATTTAATATGCAAGTGCGCGAGTTACGTAATAATTTACGTGGAGATTGGGCTGCAGGTGAGAAATTCATTCAAGGAGATATCATCAAAGTTACCGATGGATCTACTGGATTCTGGTATTTCGTTGCAGTAACTAATGGTACTAGTTCGAACTTATCTTCTAAACCCGCTGCATTTAAAACTAATAAGCCAACTGGATTTAGTCTTCAAACTATAGATTCTATAACGGATAATGATATTACTTGGGAATATGTTTTATATCCTGACTTTAATCAGGGCGTATACACATTCACAGCAGGCGATTCTGAATATTCTACATTTACATTAAATGACCACATCCGTTTGGCTGGTCATTCTTGTATTGGTGTAGAAAGTGGAAAAGCTTATGTTCGTGGTTACGAAATTGAAAAACTTTCTACAGAATTCTTACCTATTCAAAAATCTAGAAATCTTCCAGTTGGTAGTGCAGCTTTAGCAACTTTCTTTGCAGCAAATTCTTTACCAGCTATACAGGATTCAATTTCTCCTAGTAAAACTGTTGATATTGATGTCTCAAGTGGATCATACGTACAGGTAACTGGACTTGATTATTTTCCAAACTTAGTTGATTTACCGACTGTAAATCTACATAGTGCAGTTAAAGGTAGCATTTCAACTGGTACTGTTATTGGTACTGCAAGAGTTCGCGCACTAGAAAAGCTTGACACTAGTAATGTCAGCCCAGCGTTATGGACTTACAATTTATTTTTGTTTGATGTCAAGATGAATGTTGCTAAGGATTTTAAGAACGTTTTATCTATTACTAATAACGCTAATTCTGCAACTGCATTTAGATGTAATACCGTATTACAAAATGGCATTACAGCGATGAATAATCCAGTAGGAGATTCATTAATTTATGCTCTTCCAGATTATGCAGTAAGCAGTATACTAGAAGCAACTTATTCTGTGGTAATACCATTTACTAAAGTTGCATCTAGCTCAAAGATTGAACAGGATGCGCCAACTGGATATACATTCGAAAGTATATTTGATTCTGACAATTATGTTCTAATGAATAATACTACTGGTGTTGCTGTGGCATTAGTAGCAGGAAGCAATTTAACTGCAACTAATAATAAACTTACTATCACTGGATTGACTAACACTCAATCTTATACAGTATTTGCTGCAATGAAAAGATCAGACGCAGTTAATGCAGAAGTTAATTTTACAGTAACTGATTTAGCGTCACCGCTTCAACTTACAGCTCAAGCTGCAGCTACTGCAACTACTATAACATTAGGACATCCATATGTTACTCGCATTACATCTATATTGATGGATGCACGTGGATTTACTACTCAGACTGCAGCAAATCCAGTTTATAGTCTTAATATTACTTCTAGATATAATTTCAACTCTTCACAAAAGAGTAGTCATATGGATTTAGCTAGCATTACACTAGCACCTGGTCAATCTGCTCCAACTGGTCCTATTAGAATTTCATATGAATATCTTGCCACTGGTTCTCAAGATCCAGGTGGATTCTTTGGCGTAAATTCATATACGTATTCTGATGATTCACGTATGACGTATGATCAGATTTATTCAGTATCTAATCTATCTCTTCGTGATTCTGTCGACTTCCGTGCAATGGCCAGTGGAGCTGGATTTGCATTAAAGTACTTCCCAAAATATGGAACTACTGCATCATTTAAATATACACATTACTATTCTAGAATCGATAATGTTTCTTTAACTAATACTGGACAATTTATTCTTAATCGCGGAGTTCCATCAGATTTTCCATCTGAACCAACTATTCCAGCCAATTCTATGAAATTGGCAAGACTAAGTGTAGAACCGTATACATTTAAAGGAAGCCGTAATAATGGTATCTTAGTTGATAGAGTAGAAAATAAACGCTATACTATGCGTGATATTGGTTCTCTTGAGCGTCGTATTCAAGATCTTGAGTATTACACGTCTCTAACTTTAACTGAGTTAGAAACCAAAAACATGAGAATTGTTGACGCAGACGGTAATGAACGTTATCAAAATGGATTCTTAGTTGATTCTTTTGATGGACAGGGCGTTGGTAATACTGGATCTGAAGATTGGAATGCTTCTGTTGATACGAAGAACAAAGAACTTCGCCCATTCTTCTCGCAAAAACAGGTTTCGCTACTTGAAAACGTATCTGCTGCAAGCAGAACATATAAAGTTTCTGGTGACTTAGTTACATTGCCGTATACTGAAACTGAACTTATTGCACAGCGTAAAGCTTCTATATCAGAATTCTTAAATCCGTATGCTCTTTATAGCTGGAAAGGAATTGTGGATATTAATCCTTGGTCTGACACTTGGTTTGCAACTCAATATCGTCCTGATATTATTCTTACTGATGAAAGCCAATATATTGCTGTTAAGACTAAAGCTGAAAAAGATGGAGTTCTAGGTACAGTATGGAATGCTTGGCAAACAGTATTCTCTTCTACTAAGTCTCTTGCAGAAAGAAAATCAAATCTTGGTCAATGGTCGACAGCTGATAATGAAGTTCTTAATGCCTCTAATAACGGTGGTACTTTCTGGCGTAGTCGTTCTACGTTTACTGCAGAAGAACTAGACTTAATTGGTAATACTAATCGTGATGTTTGGTCTGCTCAAGCAAGTAGTGTTGCTGGTTCACGTGTAGTCACAGTTGAAACATCTGCAACAGAAACAACCCAAGCACGTGCGGGCGTAAGAAGCTTTATAGTCGATAAAGTTGATTCTAAAATTCTTGATGATCGTGTAGTTGATACACAGATTGTTCCATATATTCGTCCACGAGCAGTATTGTTTACGGGGTATGGATTTAAACCATCTACAAGAATGTATTCATATTTCGATAATACATCTGTAGAAGATTATATTACTCCAGCAACTAGATTAAAAGTTGCTAAAATAGATGGATATGAAGCTAAGTTTGATACAGTGCGTAATGCAGGCTCAGCAGTTTCTGAACCAACACGTACTGTATACTATAGTGACGGTACGGCTATTTCTGGCACAATCACTCTAACATTAAATAGCACTAGCGTTGAAGGACTTGCAACTGCATTTACTCAACAGGTTGAAGTTGGTGATATTCTAAACGTTGGAACTCCGACTAAATACACCGTAACTGCTATTACTGATAATGATACTTTAGTAATTTCTCCAGCATGGACAGCAGCAACAGAATCTGGCGTATCTGCTAAGGTTATTGGTCCTAAACATACTACTGAAGAAGTTGAAGTAGCATTCAACCACGGTGAAGTAATTAAAGAATACGTGAATGGTACTGCTACTGGCAATACTGCTATTGTAGTAGGACAAGAAGTTTATGGAACTGATTATTATCTTCATGTGTTAAACATTAAGGGTAACGGTCAATTCTCGACTGCAAGTAATGCATACTTTGAAGGCGAATATCTTTCAACAAATGGTTTAAAACCAAGAGCAAAGTTTGTATCTGGTGGAAGAACAGATTACACAAGTTTAGTGTCTTCGCTAACTGGTCTAATCACTGGTATTTTTAGAATTCCAAGTAGTCCATTAGTTAAATTTAGAACAGGTAAGCGTGAACTTCGCTTCTCTGATAGTTCTTCTACAAATCCAGCAACACGCGGAGATCAAGAATCTACGAGTGGAGGAATGATTTATGAGGCAAATGGTTTAGTAGAAATTAAACAACGTACAATTCTTTCTACAAGAACAGCTTCAGTTACTTCTACGCAAGTTTCTGATCAAAATACAATCGTTAGCACAAGCGATAGAGTAACGCGTGATACTGGTTGGTTCGATCCACTAGCACAAACTTTCTTAGTTCAACAAGAAGGTGGAGCATTTATTACTTCAATTGATTTATTCTTTGAAAGTAAAGACGAAAAGATTCCTATGAGAATCGAAATTCGTGAAGTTGTAAATGGCTATCCAGGAAGTGCTGTTATTCCATTCTCACGAGTTGAGAAGAAAGCAGCTTCTATTGCTACTAGTACAGATAGCACAATAGCTACAACGTTTACATTCCCTTCTCCAGTATTTTTACAAAATGGTGTTGAATACGCATTAGTTGCGCTATCTGATTCTAACATATACAAAATTTGGATCTCACAAACAGATACTCTTGATGTAGCAACAAAGGTGAGAATTAGTTCTCAGCCATATAATGGCGTACTATTCAAATCGCAGAATGGTTCTACATGGACTGCTGATCAAACGCAGGATATGAAGTTTGTAATTCGTAGAGCAGTATTTGATACTTCTCAGTCTAGATCAATTGAATTGATTCCTCCAAAACTATCTGCTAAAACTTTAGATTTTAACCCATTTAACTTTATTAGTGGAAGTAAGAAGTGTAGAGTTAATCATTCAAATCATGGTATGATCGATGGCGAAGTTGTTAAATTTACTTCTCGTCAAGTCATTGATAGTATTAATGGAATTCCAGCAACTGAAATATTCAGAAATACTGGATATACAATTTCAAATGTAGAATTAGATTATTATATCGTAGAGTTCCCAACTGCATCTAATGCAAGTGGACAAGTTGGAGGTTCGTATATTACTGCGACTGAAAACTATGAATTCCAGACATCGATGATTGAGATTGCAGAAATCGTTCCACCTGGAACAAGCATTTCTTATAGCGCTAAAGTAATTAACCATAGCGATGTTTCAAGCGAATTTCCAATGATTCCAAAAGAAAATTATACTTTCCCAGAAACGAAAGTATATCCTTCTTCTATGAATTATACTAGCACTACATTCCCATCTGGATTAAGTGTTATTGCTACCTTATATCCTTCTTCATCTTTAAATTCTGTTTCTCCAGTTATTGATCTAGGAAGACTAGCAATGACTCTCGTAAGTAATAAAATTGATGATCCAACATTATCAGTTAATGACACTGAGTTAGATTATTTTAGAATTTCTGGTGCAAATGGAGTTGCTGCAACTTCTATTATTCAGGGTGTAACTTACACTATTGCAACAGCCGGTACCAATTATTCTACTGTAGGAGGACCGTCTAATACTACAGCTGCATCAATTGGAATTACATTTACTGCATCAGCTTCTGGTAGTGGATTGACTGGTGGCGGTACTGTAAATTCTCATAATGCAGAGATTGGAAGCGGCAAACCATTTGTTCTAGTAACTAATGCTGATGACAGCAAATCATTAACAGTTGACTCATTAGCTCAAACTGCGCTATATAATCATTGCTCTAATAATTTATTAGCTGGTCATGTTCTAAGATTTACGTATAATGGAATTACTAATGCCACTCGCGATATGGTTATTAAGAGCATATCAGTAGTTTTAAATGGAAGCACTCCGGTGTTGTATATCACATTAGTTGGATTTGATGGAGTTACCACTATTCAAGATACTGTTAATGCAATAGGTGCACAGATATTCTGGTTATCTCACTTTAAATCAGATTATGCTCCATCTGGAGGTTCTACTCATAGTAAATATGTGACTAAGAAAATTAATTTCTCACGTCCTTCCGAGATGCTTAAAATTATGTTTGCAGCAGTTATTCCACCAGATGCAAATGTTGAAGTATATTATAAAACAGGTTTAAGCGTAAGCGGAGACTTTATTGCATCTTCTTATAATAAAGTTGAACCAAAATCTGGCTATACTAAGTCTTTAACTGAATTCACTGATATCACATGTGATATTGAAGGATTAGATGCATTTGATAGTGTGATGGTTAAACTAGTTATGAAATCCATAAATAAATCTCAGGTACCACGTATTAAAGATTTTAGAGTAATTGCATGCGCCGCGTAATTCCACAATTCGCAAAAGTAGAAGGGCATGAATCTTTTGTAAGAGACATGTCTTCTCATGCTATAGTTTCTACTAATGATGATGAATTTACTGCATATCAGAGAAAAAGATTCTCAGAAAAAAAACAAAAACAAATAGTAGAACAACAGTCGCAAGAAATTGCTTCTCTAAAGTCTGATATAGAAGAAATAAAGCAAATGCTTAGCCAAGTTCTTAGAGGAAAATAATCAATGGCAACAACGTTTAATCCTGTACGTTTAGGTACTTTAGAGTATGTAAACTTATCTACCAATCTTACATTAGGCACAAGTAGGATTGATGGAGTCATTGTCGTATCTGGTAATAGAATTTTAGTTAAAGCACAAACTGATAGATCTCAGAACGGCATATACACAATTGGTTCTAATGGAAGTTGGACTAGAGCTTCTGATTTTGCAGCAGCATCTAGTGTAGATGGTGGTACGATTGTATTCGTTCAAGAAGGCGATAACCTAGCAGATACTGGTTGGGTGATTAGTACTAATGGAAGTACTACAGTAGGAAGTGGAAATATAGAATTTGAAAAGTTCTCTATTAACTTAAAGATTCAAGGTGCAAGCATTCCATCTTCTATTATTCTTCGTGCTGAAAAGGGTTATCCATTAACCATTGAAGAACTAGATAACAACTTTAAATATCTTGGAGTTTCATTAACTCAAAAACTAAACACAATTGATTTTAATTCAACCTCTGTAAGAGATAAAATCAATGCATTAAGTGCTGCTCAAGCAAATTTAAACTCTTGGAAACTCCAAGATAAGCTACCTTCTTTTTCATCTGCACCAAATACTATCGCAGTAAGAGACGGCGATAGTAGTTTAACTGCAATTAATTTTATTGGTCACTTAACTGGATACGCCGATGATGCATATAATGCTGATCACGCCGACGTTGCAACTGATGTCGATGGTGTAGTTCAAATTACTAATGGTGGAACTGGTTCTACTGATGCAGTAGGTGCTCGTACTAACCTTGCAGTAGTTGGTATTGGCGGCGGAGAGCAAATGACAGGTAGACTAAGATTAGCTCCTGGTGCAGCTAATTATGCTTCTTTAAGAATTCCTCCATATAACGTTCAACCTACTACTCCAGAAAATGGAGATGTTTGGGCTAATACTACAAATTTATTTTATCGCTTAAATAGTGTAACTTCTACATTCGCGCCATTAGAAAATCCAGTATTTACTGGAAGCGCTCAAACTCCTGATGCATTAATCTCTAGCAATAGCGCAACAATTGCAAACACAAAATTTGTTTGGTTACATAGAACAGAAATTAATACTGCGTTAAATTTAAAAGCACCTCTTGCAGCTCCTGCTTTAACAAAAGATGCAAATGATGTTTTCCCAACTACTCCAACACCAGTAACAACTGATGGAAGATTTAGAGTTCAAGGTGATCCTGGATATAATGCGCTTGTAGCACCTGTTTTTATTGAAGTTGGTTCTACGAAAATAGCTAATACTCAATATGTAGTTAATAGAATTAGTAAAACTTTATTAGATTATTATACTGGCGTAGCTACTGATGCTGCGATTGCAGCCGCGCTGGTTTCTTATTCTACTTCTACTCAAGTAGATGGTAAAATAACTACAGCACTAACTAGTTATTATACTAAGACAGCAACTGATACTACGTTCACTAATTATACCACAACTACAGGTATGAATAATGCAATTTCTAATGCAGTTTCTACAAGAGCGTCAAAAGTTTATGTTGACGAGCAGCAACCGATGTGGGGAACCTCTCGCAAATTTATTCAAACCACCGAGCCAACAACAGCGGTAGAAGGTGACTTCTGGTTTAAAGTCTAAATATGATTGAATTTACATTTGATGGCACAATTAAAAAATTGACCGCGATCGCTGATTGCGTTTTGTCGTTTGTATTAGTTGGCGCTGGAGGTGCACCTGGAGGCTATGATAGATATGGCCCATCTACAGGTATAAGTGGTGATACTTTAAATGGAAAAGTATCATTAAAAAAGGGAGATATTCTCTATTGTGCTGTGGCTAGTAGAGGCCTCCAAGGGGTTGGAGGTTGGTATACTCAACCTGGAGGTGTAGGAGGAACTTCAATAGACGGTTTCTCTGGAGGCAGAGGAGGAAACTCTGGGCCTAGTGGCGCTAGTGGTTCTGGCGGTGGTGGCGGTGGTGCCACTGTGCTATGGAAAAATTCTTTAACGCCAACTCTTGGAGAAGTGACATATACTTATACATCTGTCATTCATAAATCTTCATACATCACTGGTAATTTTTCTCCATTTTATTTAATACGTCCACTTGCAACCAGTAATGGATTTTTCGTTAGAAGCGCTGAAGCTTTAACTAGAAACAATAGTATTAATAATCAGCGTGATTTGCGCGAATGGTGGGTAGTTATTAATGGCGCTATAGTATATCATAGTACAACTTATCCTCCAATTGAATATTTGGCTAATAAATTCATATCATCTGAATATGCACTTTGGGAAACTTGGCCCGGCGGTGGCGATTTTATTACAATTTATGATGTAGAAGAAAGAATACAGACGCCTAATTATGGCAGTAATAATATTGTTGCAATTGCTGCTGGCGGTGGTGGCGGTGGCGGTGGCGGTTGTTTCGGTCCTGGATATATAAGTGCAAATCCTATAGTAGAAAAAACATATGTTGGATCAATGAGTCAGGATCCTTGGCATGGTATACTTGCTCCTGGGCAGTCTGGATATTATGTTTTTGGTCGAGCATATTATGATGGTGCTAATGAAGGCTCTGTAGAGCTCTTTAATGGCTCGATGGTTATCGTTGTTATAAATGGAAAGATAGTTCAGGGCGTAACAAACAATGTTAATATTTCTCCAAAACTTGCTGTCCCAACTGAATATATGGGAGAGGTTTTTAGTGAATCAGATGGTTATTTTCAAAGAAACGTAGTTCAGTGTTTTAGTTTTAGATCTACATTTGATATTGATTTAGTTCCTAGGAGAGCTTATGCGTATTCGCAATCAGCGAATGGATTATATGATACGCGCGGTGCAGCTGGTCAATATCATCGTGGAGACGGCGGCGGTGCTGGCGGCGGCGGTGGTGGATATCGTGGCGGATCTGGCGGAACTGCTCCAGGCGGTGATACTGGAGGACAAGCTGGTTCTAATGGTATGTCATACCTTTCACCAGAAGTAACTCCTGTATATGATATTAATGTAGGACAAGCTGGTTCATATGGAGGCAATTGGGATGTTAATGTATATGACAATGATACAAATGGATATGCAGCCTTCGATTCATTGCAAACTAACGCATTCGTATATACGAAAAGCGTAAATGGAGTGGAATACACTAAAGTAAATACTCCAGCATATTATCCAAAAGCTCCATATCTACAAGACTGGGAATATATCCAAGTTGAAGATAACGCTATGCCACCATCATACTACAATGGTTAATTATATAGTAAAGTATTTAGGAGAAAAACTATGAGTTTTATGAATACCTATGCTGTATGGTCTGGGCCTTTAAGAGATGTTCCAGGAACTGGAAGTATAGGCAGCGATATATCGTGTAAACTAACATGGAAAGTATATTTTCCAGTTACTCAGGACTATACTTTTGAATTAACTGCAGATAATTATGGAGAGTTATTGGTAGATGACACGCGCATAGTATACACTAGCGATGGTGACTTTAGTTCATGGTTATTAACTACGACTGTTACGAAACGTATTACTATTGGTTGGCATACAGTAACAGCGTATGCCAGAAATTATGGTGGTCCTGCTGGCGTTGGCGGAAGAATAACATATCTAAAACAAATCTTAACTTCTGTTACTTCAGTTTCTGAAACATTCACATCAGAAATTACTGAGATTTGGACCACTCTTAGTGAAATTAATCCATTATCAGAACCTAAGTATTATACTCCATTAAACGATTTGGATCAGCTATCATATTCTAGTGGATTATTAAATCTATCTTATAAACTTGCAATTAGTAGCAATATTAGAGCATACACTAGTAATCAATGGACTAATCCATTTGCTGGACCAGCTCCAACTACAAGAGGATGGACTGGTACTGATTTTAATACGATACCAGCTGGAGCATCAGGGTATTACGTATTGGGAAAACTTAGATATTTTTACTTTTATCCAGAATCGTATTGCGTAGTTATCGATGGTGTAAAAGTATATGGACCAAGCTCATCGCCTCCACCAGATTCTATAGCTAAAGCTCAACCATACAGCGGACAATATGTATATGCTTCTCGAGTTATGTCAGATGACAGTGAATGGGATTGGGCATATGCATATGATTTTTATACTCCAGTAAAAAATACTATTGGAAGTGACACGTTTACTTGGAATGTGTATTTTCCCACAAGCGGAAATTATCATATACAATTAACACTAAATGATTATGGTATTATGAAAATAGATAATTTTACAATGATAGATTTATCTAAGTCTCAAGTAAGTAATTGGAATTCAATTAATTCTAGAACAGTAAAGCTTACAGCAGGTTATCATACTATAACTATACAGAATACGAATCTTGGAGGCCTTGGCGGAGTTGCTGCTAGAATTTATAGTGGTAGCACTGCAACAGGAATTCCCCTTTGGACTACAAGAGATAATTATAATGTAAACTCAGTTGAAACAGTAACAGGAATTAATGAATGGAAACCTATTGAAGAAGTTAAAGTAAAACGAAATGGTCAATGGCTTACAATTCCTAATGTCTACGTTAAGAGAAATTCTGCCTGGGTTAAAGTGTTTGGAAATGAAACACCGACATATACTTCTATAAGTGGATCGATGAATAATACTTCTGGTGCTATGTATCCACCGTTTGCCCCTCCTCCAATTCCAGATGTTGAATATAATTATCAAGGTAATGCTACTGGCTATGGCAGTTCAGATGTATTCTAATGTCAATAAATATAGTATAGAAATTTAAGGAAAAAAGAAATGGCATTTCTAAAATACAGAGTTTCAAAACCAGCTGTAGGTAGCGTAAGAAGCGCAGATGTAAGTGGAAGTCAATTGTCGAATGATGATATTGACTTGAACTTTGCCACGCTCGATTATAAAAAGTTTGAAACAGCTGGCGGTACGATTAGTGGTAACGTTACTATCACCGGTGATCTTACTATTACTGGTTCTAGTACTACCATTAATACTGCTACTCTAAACGTTGATGATAAGAACATTGAATTAGGTGCCGTTGATAGTCCTACGAATGCCACAGCCGATGGTGGTGGTATTACATTGTTAGGCGCCACTAATAAATCAATTATTTGGGATAGCACCAATTCAAACTGGACATCCAGTGAGAATTGGAATATTGCATCTGGTAAAACATTTAAGATTAATAACGTTGAAGTTTTAGCAACAAATAAAGTTCAACAATTATCATATACTTCATTATATCCAAACGCATTGTTAGCTACTAACATTGATAGAACCAGCAACGTAGTTACTGTTACAACATCAACCGTACATGGTTTTATAGTAGGTGATGTAGTTTCATTAATGCCAGAAAATAGTTTTAGTACTTTCTATGGAGCCCTTGATGTTACTATTACTGCTGTGCCAAGTACAACTACATTTAGATTTACACAAACTGGTATAGATGCAACTAGTGGTTCTGGCACGTATGTGTTAAAGGGAAGCCAAACTTCGTTTGTTTTACGCGATAGTTTTGGAGATATACGATTAGGTAGATTTGTGTATGCGCAAAACTATTCTGGTAATTGGAATGGCGTAGCAATTCCTCCATTAAAAGGTGGAACTGGATTAACTGCTTTAGCAGCAGGAGATATTTTCTATGCGTCTAGTACAACTGCAATTTCTAGATTAGCTAAAGGTACTGATGGCCAAGTTCTTAAGTTGTCAGGCGGTCTACCAGCGTGGGGCACAGATATCGATACTAATACTGTCACTACTGTTAAAGGTGGCACTGGCACTGCAGTATCTGGTGTGGTAGAATTTGCTGCTGGTACTAATGTATCTATTACTCAATCTGGACAAATTATTACTATTAATTCTAGTTATGTAGACACTAACACTGATACTACATATTCAATTGCATCAGGTACTGGCACAGGTGGCGCTAATTTAGGTTTAGCAGCTGGTGGATCTGGATCAGGTACTGATAACGTATTATTTCAGAGCGATGGTGGTACTACAGTATCAAGTCCTGATGCTAATACTATTAAGATATCTTCACCATCAGTTGGAGATGGTGCTCTTACCATAAACTCAACTGCAGCATTAACTAGTGTTGCTGTTACTCTAGCACTAAGTGGTGCATATTCTGCTAACACTTCTACAGCAAGAGAATTACAGTTTAAAGTAGGTCCAGCACTAACAGCTCTCGCAACGTTTATGGGAACTGCTACTGCAGGCTTTATTAGACGTACAGCTGCAGACACTTATGCTATTGATACTAGTACATACCTAACATCATATACAGAATCTGATACCTTAGCATCTGTAACAGGAAGAGGTAATGCTACAACAACGACATTATGTAATTTCAATGGCGGTCTTAGTGTTGACTATTTGCAACGTCTTACAATTGGTGGTGCGACCAGCGCGGAAGGTGCTTCTTTTGTAAAAACTCCCGATGATGATGTTAGTTATTATTGGGGGGCTACATTAGTATCAGGGCTGTATGGCTCACTGTCGTATGCTGTAGGTCAAACTAACACATATGCTACTAGATTTGTAACTGGTTTAACTCAAGGTTATAACAATGGAAGATCGCATTCTTTCCAAAGAGCTTCTACTTACAGTGGCGCAGGTTCTGCTATTTCTTGGGTCGATCTCTTGTATATTAAACATGATGGATCTGTTTGGGCAAAAGGTGACGTAACTGCTTACTCTGATGCTCGTGTTAAAGGAAATGTTAAGACTATAGATAATGCTCTTAATAAAGTAGAACAATTAAGAGGCGTTACTTATGAAAGAACTGATTTAGAAAATAAGAAGAGCCTTGGCGTTATTGCTCAAGAAGTTCAAGCAGTACTTCCAGAACTTGTATCTGAAGATCAAGATGGTATGCTATCGGTTGCTTATGGAAATATGGTTGGTGTTCTAATTGAAGCTATTAAAGAATTAAATGCTAAAGTTGAAGATCTCCAAAAACAAATTGCTAATAAATAAGTAAGAGGAATTCAATATGGCCGTATTAGCAAATTTAGAAATCGATCAAGGATCTGATTTCGTAACTCAAATGATTTTAGAAAATGATGACGGAACTCCTATGAATTTGACTGGAATCTCAGTCTATTCTCAATTTCGAAAAAGCTATAACTCAACTGTAGGGTATTCATTTACTTCAACTATGGTCGATGCTCTTAATGGGTCATTCAAATTATCGTTATCTGGAACTACTTCAAGTACTATAAAGCCAGGAAGATACTTATATGATGTTGAAATATTAAATACATTAAACAATACTAAAAATAGAGTTGTTGAAGGCATTGTTTCGATTAATCCAGAAATTACTAGAATACCATGAAAATAACGGTAAGTAATCAGTCTGCAAAAATAGTATCTGTGAATACACAGGGAACTACAGAAGTTATTTCGGCTGGCATTCAAGGTCCTTCTGGACCGAATAATATTAGCACTGCTAACGATGTAGATCTTAACACTCTTGAAGACGGGTCAGTATTAGTATACAAAAGTAGTTCTCTAAAATGGAGATCTACTAGACTTCTAGATCAGCAAAATCTAGAGGGCGGACAATATTAAAGGAAAAATAAATGGCATCAATTATTAGAATTAAACGTTCTGACACTTCTGGTAATCCATCGACATTAGGACAAGGCGAATTAGCATATTCAGCTTTAACTAACAACGATATAAATGGAGGTGATAGACTTTATATTGGTCTTGGCACTGAAACTGCTGGGAATGCTTCAACACATGCGATAATTGGTGGTAAGTATTTTACTGACTTATTAGATCATACTCGCGGTAATCTACAACCAAGTTCTGCATTAATCACAGATGCAAGCAGCAAGATCGATCAGCTTAAAGTTGACAATATAGATCTTAATGGTAATACGATTATTACAACTGATACCAATGGTGATCTTAATATCACTCCAAATGGTACTGGTTCTACTCGCATTAAAAATCTTATAGCTTCTAATGTAACTAATTCAGATCTTACTGTAGGACGAGTTACATTCGCAGGGACTGCAGGTATTCTTGATGATGATTCTAATTTCTTATGGGATGATACCAATAAGCAACTTAACATCACTGGTGCTGCAAAGGTCGATAACGTTAAGCTTGATGGCAATGTTATTTCGACTACCAATGATAATGGTAACTTAATTCTTCGTCCTCTTCAAACAAATGCAGATACGACAGCTTCTCAAGCCGTTGTTCAAATCGATAACATCAGAGGTTTGGTAATTCCAGTTGGTACGACAACCAATCGTCCATCTTCTCCTATACAAGGTTTGATTCGTTATAACACGACTATATCTCAGTTTGAAGGTTATAACGGCACTAGCTACATTTCAATTGGCGGTGTTCGTGACGTAGATGGTAACACCTACATCATTCCAGAACTTTCTCCAGGTTCTAATGAAAATACGTTGTTCTTCTACACAGATGGTGTAGAAAGAATGACACTTTCAACTAGTGCGTTAAGTGTTCACACTAGTATTACAACTACGTTCAATGCAACTACCGCATCAACTACTACGACAACTGGTGCCGTTCAAGTTGTTGGCGGTGTTGGTATTGGCGGACAGCTTAATGTAGGCGGCGCAACTAATAAATTTACCGCAGCTACTGCTTCTACAACATCTGCAACTGGTGCATTAGTCGTAACAGGCGGAGTTGGTATTGGTGGTAACTTAAATGTTGCAGGTGATACAACAGTTACCGGTGCGTTTACAGTTGCTTCTGATGGAGCTCCTCGGGCTGTTAGCATTGAAGCTTCAACCTTAAATCTACAAGCACAACAAAATGCTTCGGTTGGTTTAAGCACAAATAGTGCTACTACATATACTCTTACTCTTGATGCTCTCAACTCGGGCGTTGGTGGTGCACATCTTGATGTTAACGTTAAATCTGACTTCACTCTTGATGCTACAACTGTAAGTATTGACTCTACAGATTCTAGCAACTTATCAATGACTTCAAATAGTTCGTCTACTAAGACGTTAACTATTGATGCTACTAACTCTGGTGCCGGTCAAGCTTCTATCGTAATTGGTTCTGTTGATACGGATATTGTTTCACTTAATGCTAACGCAACTACCGGCGTAGTCGATGTTAACGCAAGTCAGATCACAGTCGATGTACCAAATGTAGACGTTAATGCTTCTACTGTTGATATTGTTACATCTGGAGGTAGTGATGCTGTAACAGTTACATCTGCTACTAGTAATGTTAATTCAAATACAGTTAACGTAATCGGTAAGAATGGCACAGCCGATGCAACAGTAAATATCACTGGTATTCTTAATGTAGATAATCTACGTCTTGATGGTAACACCATTTATACAACTGATGGATCTAATACACTTTACTTAGATCCAGCGCCAATGAACAATAGTGGCGGTGTAGTTGTTATCAAAGGTGACTTACAAGTTGATGGAACAACTACAACAATCAATTCTACCCAAGTTACAATCGATGATCCAATCTTTGTTCTAGGTGGAGATACAACACCAGCTGCTGATGATAATCTAGATCGTGGTGTTGAATTCAAATGGCACAATGGAACATCTGCTAAGCTTGGCTTCTTTGGTTTTGATGATTCCGAAAATGAATTCATCTTTATTCCAGATGCAACAGATACTGCAACAGTTATCTCAGGAACAAATGGTAATGCAGCATTTGGTAAATTACGTCTAACAGATTCTACTGCTTCTACTACAACCACAACTGGCGCATTAACTGTTTCAGGTGGAGTAGGTATTTCTGGTCAGTTAAATGTAGGTGGAGCAACTAATAAATTTACTGCTGCAACTGCTTCTACTTCAACAACTTCTGGTGCATTAGTTGTAGCAGGTGGAGTTGGTATCGCTGGAACAATGTATATCGGTGATGATATCATTGGTGCAGGCGCAGGAACTCTTGCATCTCCAGGATCAGTAATCGATGGATTCCAAATTGACGGCGGAACTTATTGATTTGTCCTTAAAATGTTAATAAATAAAAGGAGAGTTCTTACTCTCCTTTTTTAATTTTGTCCTTATTAGGAACTTGACATGTCAAATACGTTACTTCTAAAGAAGTCCTCTGTTGCAGGACGCATCCCTCTCGCCGGCGATCTAGAGTATGGTGAATTAGCATTAAACTATACCGACGGCAAACTCTATTATAAAACATCAACTAACACCGTTGCTAGTCTCGGCGGTGATACTTATGTACAAATTGATAGAAAATCATATTCAGCAACTGCTGGTCAAACGACCTTTTCTGTAACATACGCACTTCCTTACGTTGATGTTTATGTCAACGGCGTGCATATGAGTGATGAAGATTACGCTGCAACAAATGGAACTTCAATTGTTTTAACTCAAGCATGTTCTGCAGGTGATCAAGTTGATCTAATGGGATTTAGTGGAACTCTAATATCTCCAAGTCAAAAGACAAATGGTGAAGTTCTAGTTTATAATGGTACTACTAGAGTTTGGGATAACGTTGCTCAATCTACACTTACTGCAGGAAATGCAACTAAATGGGCAACTGCTCGTAATCTTTCTTTAACTGGAGATGCTACTGCTACTCTAACCGGTGTTGATGGATCTGCAGCAGTATCGGCGGCACTAACATTAGCAACAGTCAATTCTAATGTAGGTACATTTGGTTCTACAACTGTAATTCCAATAATTACAGTTAATGCTAAGGGATTAGTTACTGGTGTAACAACTGCAAGTATATCAGGTTCAATTTCGGTTACTGGTGGAGATCTAACATTATCTGGTAATACAGGTACAGCAATTACTAATGCAACACTTGCAACAGTCAATTCTAATGTAGGTACATTTGGTTCTTCTACTTCAGTTCCAGTCGTAACTGTAAACTCCAAAGGTCTTGTTACTAGCGTAACGACTGCTAATATATCTGGCGCTTTAACATTCACCGGTGATGTTACTGGTTCAGGTACAACAGGTACTTCAACCGCATTAACAATTTCGCCATTAGCAGTTACAAACTCAATGTTAGCGGGTTCAATTGCTAACGCTAAATTGTCTAATAGCGCAATAACAATTGGTTCAACATCAATTGCACTGGGAGCCACGTCAACTACATTGGCAGGTTTAACTTCAGTTACATCAACTGGTTTTACCGGTGCATTAACTGGTAATGCTGATACGGCTACTGCATTAGCAACAGCTCGTAACATCCAAGGTGTAAGTTTTGATGGTAGCGCAGCAATTACGGTTGTTACGGCTGGCACTGGTGTTAGTGTTTCTGGTACAGCTGTTAGCATTGGACAAGCAGTTGGTACTGGTAGCAACGTTACATTTAATGACTTAACTGTTAATGGTAACTTAACAGTCAGTGGTACAACTACTTCTATTAATACAACTACATTAAATGTAGCTGATTTGAACATCACTGTAGCTAACGGCGCAGCCACAGCGGCAGCAGCTAATGGTGCTGGTTTAACAGTCAATGGCCCAGTTACTCCTGCTACATTGACTTATACCAGTGCTGATGATCGGTGGAATCTAAATAAGAATCTAAACGTCACTACAGTTTATGGCGCGTTAAGCGGTAACGCAAGTACTGCAACTGCTTTAGCAACAGGAAGAACTATCGCTATAACTGGTGACATTGCTTACACAAGCGGAAGTTTTGATGGCACGGGTAACGTTACTGGCGCTGGTACTTTAGCGACAGTCAATTCTAACGTAGGCTCTTTTGGTTCTGCTAGTGCAGTTCCAGTAATTACGGTTAATGCTAAAGGATTAGTTACTAGCGTAACTACAACTGCTGTTGCAGGAGTATCTAATGTAACTTATAATACGTCAACCGGCGTTCTTCAAATTGATACTTCTAATGGTAGCACCTACACAGTTGATGTTGGTGTAGGAACATCGGATAGTCCTACATTTGCTACTTCAATAACTCTAGACAATTCTAGAATTCAATCAAATACAGCGACTACAACTGCAACTACTGCTGATCAAGTTTTAGTTTCACTTGCTGGTGCATCATATCGTTCTGCAGAATTTCAAATACAAGCAACAGATGCAACCGGCAGCAAATATCACACAGCGACTATAAAAGCACTTCATAATGGAACTAGCGCAATTCATACAGAATTTTCTACATTGAATATCGGTGGAGTATGTGCTACATTTAATGTAGACTATTCAGGAGGAAATTTAAGATTACTTTGCACTCCTTCATCTGCAAATAGTACAGTCTTTAAAATAACGTCTATAATCGGTAAAGTATAAATATCTATTATAATCTCATAACAAAAAACATCAGGGGATAGTGAACCTATGTCAAGTACTAAATTCATAGCTCGAAATGGGCTTGCCGTAGGAACATCTGCAGTTGATGTAGTCGATTCCACCGGCGAACTTCTCATCAATGCACCTACTGCTAGTAAACTTCTAACAGCTCGTACTATCTCTTTAAGTGGAGATGTAGTAGGAAGCGTTTCATTTGATGGTTCTGGCAATGCAGCTATTGCTACAACTATTCAAGCAGATTCAGTTGCTCTTGGCACTGATACGACTGGCAATTATATGCTTAACGTATCTGCAGGAACTGGCGTATCTGTTTCTCATACACAAAGTGAAGGTTCTACTGCAACCGTTTCTATTGGTCAAGCAGTTGGAACTACTGATAACGTCACGTTTAATAATGTCACAGTAAGTGGAACTCTCACTTCTGATGATATTACAAGTACTAATATCTCGGTTGCTGGTAACGCAACAATCACTGGCAATTTAACAGTAAGCGGTACAACAACCACAATCAATTCAACGACAATTGCAATCGCTGATCTTAATTTAGAATTAGCACGAAATGCGGCAACCGCAGCTGCTGCAAATGGCGCGGGTATTACTGTTACAGGTCCTGCGACTCCAGCAACATTTACATATACTAGTGCAGATGATCGTTGGAATCTAAATAAAAATTTAAATGTTAGTACTGTTTATGGCGCATTGAGTGGAAATGCTTCTACTGCAACTACATTACAAACAACACGCGCTATTCAAGGTGTTAACTTTGACGGTAGCGCAGCAATCACAGTTGTTACGGCCGGCACTGGTATTAGCGTAAGTGGTACAGCAGTTACTAACACAGGTATTTTAAGTATCTCTGGCACAGCACCAGTTAGTGCAAGTACAGTAAGTGGCGCAACTACAATCAGCATGGCGGCTGCAACAGCTTCCGTCAATGGCTATATGACCAGCACATACGCTTCTAAGTTAGATGGCATTGCAACAGGTGCAACTAATGTAACTAACACTAATCAGTTAACAAATGGTGCTGGTTATATTACTGGTTACACTGAGACTGATACGTTAGCAACTGTTACTGGACGTGGTGCTACGACAAGTTCCACGCTAACTTCCACTACTACTACGCCATTTGCGCTTCAAAGTAATAGTAATACAGGAACGTACACACAAACAGTAATATATGCTAATCAAAATAATACGACAGCCAATACTGCTAACGGTGTCTTTATTGAAAGAGGTAGATTAACTGATTCAGCAAGCGGTGAAATTCGTTATCTTACTATTGGTGCTAGAGGCGGACAGATTCAATGGCAAGTTGATGGTAGTGGAAATACTACACAGACTGGCACAATTGGTGCATCTAATTTCTCTGGTAGTCATAGTGGAACATCATCTGGTACAAATACTGGTGATAATGCTGGCGTTACATCAGTAAGTGGTACAGCTCCTGTAGTTTCATCTGGTGGTACTACTCCTGCAATTAGTATGGCTGCTGCGTCGTCTGGTGTAAATGGCTACATGACGGGAACATATGCGACCAAGTTAGACGGCATTGCATCTGGTGCAACCAATGTAACAAACAACAATCAGTTAACTAACGGTGCTGGGTATATTACAGGTTATACAGAAGTTGATACGCTAGCGACAGTAACTGGGCGAGGTGCAAGTACAAGCTCAGCAGTTAGCTTAAATGGATCGGTGCATGCTCCAATCCTTTACTTGTCTAGTCATGGCGACCTAAACCACGTATTAAAGAAAAACAGCGATACATTTAATGGCAAGTCAAATGGCCAGCAAATGAGGTTTTATAATTATCAAAACTTTTATTCTAGTGAAACAAGTACTTCGGTATTGCACTTAGACTCTAATAGTTTTATTGGTATGGGTACCACTAGTCCTTTATCAAAACTTCATATGACTGGTGCCAATTCATACACAGGAGCAGGACTCTTATTAGGTTCTGCTGGAGTAGCAAGCGGTTATATTTGGACTACAGATAATTTATACATTAAACCGAACACTGCAGCCAACACTGCTAGTGGTGGAGTTTATATACAAAATTTTGCAGGTAGCACACAATTCTCGTTTCAATCTTATGATGGCGTAGGGCTTGCATCAGCTTCTTGGCGTGCACCAATCTTCTATGATTCTGATGATACTGGTTACTACGTTGACCCTAACAGCTACAGTCGTATTAACACTATTGCTATTGGAAACCAGGGAAGTCTAATCGGCGCCAGTAATACGTATGCTGCTAGCCTATACCATAATAGTCGTTATTTAATGGCATTTAGAAATAGCAGTAGCGGTACCAGTAATTATCCTTGGCTAGCGCATGATAGTTGGAACGGTGATGCTGTTATATTTCACTTTAACGGTATCGCCGATAGATTTAGATTTAGTAGTGGCGGTATAGGTCAAGCTGATGCTGATTTCCGTGCTCCAATCTTCTATGATTCAAATGATACTAATTATTGGGTTGATCCCGCCGCAAGTCAGTCTGCAAACTTTGCAGGTCACGTATGGATAGGAAGTACATCATTTGCAAATCCTGGTGGTTGGAATAAAACTCTAACACTTGATGGAACTAATCACGCAAGAATTCGCTTAAAGGCGTCTGCATATGGTTCATATAGCGCGAATGAAACTTATATGTGGCTTGATAATACTGGTACACCTAATAGTGGTATTGTTGCACCAAACGTTTTCTATCTAAATGCTAGCTATACACAAATGGCTAACAGCGCTCGTGCTCCTATCTTCTATGATTTAGATAATACTGGTTATTATGTAGATCCTAACAGCACATCTAATCTTGTAGGACTAACTGTTGCTAATACTATTTCAGCTAATATTTCTGGCAATTCTGCTACAACTAGCCAATCTACTTTTGGTGATTTATATACTAACGGTTGGTTTCGTAATAATAATTCCAATCAAGGCTTATATAACCAAGTAACAACACAACATTTAAGTTCAAACACAAATGGTTGGTGGGATATGTCTAGCACCAATTCTACTAGTGGTATCAGACTTTATACTAGTGGTCACGTGACCACTCTTCGAGGTCACGTTTATGCAGACTCTTCAAACCAAATTGGATTCTTAACTAATGATGGTAATTGGGGACTAAGAGTAGATAGCAGTAAAAATGTACAGGTATATGGTACAGACCTTACTGTAGGAAATTCTACGTCTTCTAACATTTACATGACGGATACCGATGAAACTACACGTCGCATTCATTGTAACTCTAACCGTATTGGTTTCTTAAATTCAAGTAATGGCTGGAGTGCATATAGTAGTAACAATGGCGATTGGACAACCGATACTATTGGTTATGCTGGTGCATCGTTTAGAGCACCAATTTATTATGATTCTAATAACACTGGTTATTATGTAGACCCAAATAGTACAAGTAGACTTTCAAGTATTGACTTTGGATCTAGTGGTTATTATATTCATTCGGGTGATTGGGGTATGCGTAACACTACCCCGTACGGCTGGATTCAACTTGGTCCAGCAAACGCTGGGCATGCCCATATTTATACTAGTATGAGCAATTTTTACTTTAATGCCATGATACAAGTAAA